AGACTTGTAATACCTGCCGGAGCTTTTAATACAAATTCTGACAATCAAACTATTACTGCAGGTCAAATAACAATGTACGTAGCAACTCTGGAAGAAACCACAGCTAATAATGGATTAGCCGAAAAGTTTTTGTTTTACTCAATTGATGATGAGCCTTTTATAGATGCAAGTAATACTCTAATTTCCGGTGCGAGTACTTGGAATAATAATACTGCTACTCAAAATCAAATATGGCTATACGGAGGAGTATATTATATGGCAAAGAGTGATACTAGCTCAACAGATACTCCTAAAGAAAAAAGTATTTATTGGAAAATTGTAAGACCTTATATACATTATAATGATTGGAACAGTACTACAACGGTTAATACTCTAGATCCTAGAAAGAATACTTATATTTATTATAATAATAATATATGGAGAGCCCTTAAAGCAGGAACGAAGGCTCAGCTAGGCGACCCTAGTTCTTCAAATAAAAATTTTGCTATTGCAGATATTTGTAGTAAACTTCTTTCTGGGTGTAAGGCACGATTTCAAGCAAAAATTATTTCAGTAGGGAGTAATGATATTATTCCTTCTGTTTCTGTATATGATAATTCTATCCCCTTACCTTTTGGAGGGTTCCCAGGAACTAGAAAGTATAGATGATTACTGAGTTTTTAAAAGAGATTGAAAATCACTTTTCAAATAACTTTCCTTATGAAGCTTGTGGAGTACTTGCTATAAGAAAAGGAAAATTAAACTGGATACCCTGTAAAAATATTGCTGAAGAAGCAGACAATTTTATTATGGATTCTACGGAGTATCTAAACATTTATAAAACCGCAGATATCGTAGGTATAGTACATAATCATCCAAATGGAACATCAGAAGCTAGTGAAACAGATAGAGAAAATTGCAATACCTTAGGAATTCCTTATTATATATTTTCATATCCGGGAATGGATCTTACAGTACTTAAGCCTAAACAAGATTTTACAGAATTATATGGAAGAGAATATAAATTTGGAGTTTATGATTGCTTTGAAGCAATGAGAGATTATTTAAGTACTCAAAGCATAAATATTCCCGCAAGAATTCCTTTCGAGGATGATTGGTTTAATAAAGACTTAGATTATTTTTGTCCTAAAGTTATAAAAAAATGGGGTGGAAAAGAGGTAAATATTAAAAACATACAAAAAAATGATGTATTAACTTTTAAAGTAAGAGCAGAAGTTGCAAATCATTGTGGGGTATTTTTGGGAAATGATATTTTTTACCATCACGCAGTTGATAGACTTTCATGTAGGGAAAGCTTATACCCTTTTTGGGTACAATATATAGATAGAGTATATAGATATGAAGCGTAATGTTTATTTAGAAGGTGACTTAGGTTCTACTTTTGTTCCTTATTTAGATATGGAATGTGATACTCCAGCACAGGTTTTTCAGTGCTTAAACGGAAACTTTGATGATAAATTCAGAACTTATATGCTTGATAAGCATGAAAAAGGTGTGAATTTTCATATAGAGATAGCAAAAGAAGAGATAGAAAATCCCTTAGAGCTATTAATGCCCCTAAAAGAAGGTGATATCATAGTAACTCCAATTCCTGCTGGCTCAAAAAGCGGTCCTTTAAAAATTATAGCAGCAATTGCACTCATTGCTGTTACTTATGGATACGGAGCTTCACTAATTGCAAGTGCAAATACTGCTGCTGCTGCTTCTTCCGCTGCAGCAACTAGTGCAGCGGGTTTGAGTGGGGCATCTATTGCAGTAACACAAACAACAACATTTATGTCCGCAATGGGAGCTGCACTAGGCGCGGGAGGTTTAGGAGGTACGCTTTCTTTAATGGCTGTAGGCATGGCTACTAACTTAGCTATGGCTGGAATTAATCAAATGATGGCTCCCGATCCTTCTACAGACTCGGATTCAGAGCAATCTTATTTGTTTAATGGAGCAGAGCAAAATATTATTGAAGGAGACCCTGTTCCTCTTTTGTATGGAAGACTACGAGTCCCCGGACAACCCATAGGTTTTGAAGTTGGAGGAACCTCTTCTAGCACCTTTGGTGTAGGAACTACTGGCTCTGGGGGTGGAACTACTAAAATATCTAGAGCTGTTGGCGGCTATAGGTCAAAATAAAAGTTAAGGAGAAAATATAGTGGCAACAAAATCTCTTACAAGCGGAGATAGGAGAAGATCCTACAGAGAAAATAGCTCTGTCAGTACTTTTAGATATGGTATGACAGAGCAAATTATCTCTGTAACTGATATGATATCAGAAGGTCCTATTCAAGGTTTAGTCCATGGTGGAAAAAGTATATATGTAAATAACGATAATCTTTTTTCAGATGATGATACTGGATATATGTCTTCTTTGGAGGAAAAGGTTAGTTGGACTAGTGGGGATTCTTATCTTACCTTAAGTGATGATTCGGGTGCTTTTATATATTCTGCTAGCTCTTTTGGAGAAAGGTATATTTTTGTTCATAATATTATGTCTTTTACAGGGGCGTCCGATGCCCCAGCGGGAGCAAATAAATTAACCGGCAGAACTGAAGTAGATCATTATACTACATATTCAGATGTAACATTTACTTTTGAAGCGGGAGAATTTGATCAAAATTTTCCAAATTTTACCGACTTAGTCTCATCTAGTAGTGAAGCAAGTTCTCAAGAGGTTAGACATCGAACTGGGATCGCATCGCTTATTGGTACAAAAGATAGAGAAATTCTTGCACATATTCTACTTCTTACCTATGATTCCGACGCCGAAACAGGAGAAATTGCACTTAGAGTACCTAAATACGGAAGAGGGCCACTAGCAGCCCAAAGATGGCTAGAAAATAGAGCTATAGAAGATTTTGAGTTTGAAATATCTCAGTTTTTAAGACTCTCTTCTATTACGACCGTTAGTGGTACTAGGCGTTTTAATATAACTAACCCTTCCCGAGCAGCAGGTCAGTTTACAGAAAGGTCTTTTTCTATAACCGCTGATCTTAGCTCTTCCAACTCTTCAAAGTATCTAGGAACTTCTTATGAATTTAGGCCTGGCACTGTTGACCAACTTCCTATTCAAAGTCTATATGGGACAGGAAGTACTTCAGTAGCTCTTCCAACTCCCGGAGTTATGGAAAAAGGGATAACAAAAACTATAACTGCTTCCGGAGCACAAGCTAGTGAGATTGATCTTGTTAATATAGTTTTTAATTATCCATCGGGGTTGTATGGTATAAATACTGAAAACTCCGATAAATATACAACAGGCGCAGGCTATAAAATAGTGGCAAAATTCTTTAGAAGTCAAGATAACGATCAATTTGAAGATTCTCAATATATAGATATTCCTGGAAATTTAATAATTACTGAGCGACACTTATCAGATGACAGTGATGGAGCTTATACAAGTGCGCCGCTGCAAGGAGGAACTGCCCCCCATGATCTTGCCATAGGCGATTCAATACATGCGCACGGAGGCAAAAGTACTTCCTCTATCAGCTTTAATACTGTTATAGATTTAGAACCCTATAAGCCGTTTAATAAATTTGCTTTATATATTACTCGAGTTACTAATCATTCTGATATGACAGATAATGAAGCGGGAATGATGCACACTTGGAATACAACCAACCAAAGAGGGCACAGAGATCAATTGTTGTATAGAGATCCGGGCTGGATAGAAAAGTTTCAAGCAGTACAAAATAGTAATATTAGTCAAGTAATTGGTGTAATTAAAGAAAAATTAAATTATCCTTATACATCTTTAGCTAATTTAACATTTAGTGCCAAATCTTTTACGGAAGCACCTAGCAGAACGTATGAATGTTATGGTATGAAAGTCTTAGTTCCTGATAATTATACAACCAGAGAACAGGCAGGAAGAGATATAGATGGAAATTTTCGTGATGTAGACTTATTATATTCTGGTATATGGACAGGCTCTTTTGCAAAAAATAAAGTATATACTGACAACCCAGCATGGATTTTTTATGATATACTATCTAATAACAGATACGGTATAGGTGAGTTTATAGATGAAGATGTAGAAATTGATAAGTATTCTTTATATAAAATTGCACGATACTGTGATCAGTTAGTACCAGACGGTAAAGGAGGATTAGAGCCCCGATTTAGAGCAAATTATTACTTTCAAAAATCTACAGATATTTATAAAGTTCTTAAAGATATGGCTTCTACTTTTAGAGGAATGCTGTATTGGATGGATGGAAATATTGTTCCTGTTATTGATGAAAAGAAAAGCCCTGTATATGCGTTTAACTCTTCTAATGTTTTAGAAGGGGCTTTTGAGTATGAAAGTACAGGATCAAAAACAAGAACAAATCAAGTAGTAGTAAGTTGGAATAACCCTGAATCTGATTATAAATTAGAACCTTTAATAATAGAAGATAGAGAAAATATTATTAAAACAGGTGCTTTAATAAAAGAGCAGGCAAATGCTTTTGGGTGTACTTCGGAAGGTCAAGCAATTAGATATGGTCGTTGGAAGCTTTGGACAGCAATTAACCAGACAGAGATAGTTACTTTTAAAACTTCTATAAATGCCGCTTTCTTAAAGCCTGGCGATATTATAACAATACAAGACAATCATGACTATGGGTATAGCTATAGTGGCAGAGTTTCTTCCGCTTCAGCAGCAAATACTTTTATATTAGATAGAGGAATTACCGCAGCTGATGGCCAAGAATTTAGTGCTGCCGATATGGCGGGTAAAAAAATAAGTATTTTAACATTTGGAGCAAACGTAATTTTAGGTGCAGATGCTACAATTAATAATACTGACTATAAAAGAGGCGATGCTATAACTTCGGTTATGGATGGGGATTCTGTAAGTCCTTCCCAAATTACTTTGCCGTCTTTTACAGAAATAAATATATCAGCAGCCACAGCAGGAGTAGTATACAGAATTACTTCGAGAGGTGACGCTACTGATTCAGCATTAAATACTATTGCAGGAACTACTGGGGAAACTTATAGTGAAGGAGATATTTTTACTCATGCTGATGTGACCGCACAAGGTGGTACAACTACTAAAATAATTCCTGAGTTAGAAGCATATATTAATGATGCTTTTGATGATTCTGGAAATATTTTAAGTTTACATCTGGAACCAGAATATATAGTAAAGGATTTTACTATTGAATCAGAAGCGAATAGCGGGTATACTCCTAGTTCTAATCAGATTAAGGTAACACAAAATGTGTGGACAAATACTGCGGATGCTAGAGGCGCTATATGGGGTATAAAAGATGATAGTGTAGTGGCTCCAAAAGAATACAAAATTATGTCAATTTCTCATGAAAATGACACAACTTTTGCAATAGTCGCAGTAGAATACTATGAAGCTAAGTTTGACGCTGTAGACTTAGACTTTACTTTGGCTACCCCTGACTCGTCAGATCCTCCAGAGCCTGTAGAACAAACTCCTAGTCCTCCTCAAAATTTAAGAATTCTTCAAGAATCTACGTACTCTACTGCCAAAGATGAATTTACAGTACAATGGGATGCTCCTACAGATACAGCTAATGGAGTCGTCGTAGAGTATGAATTTGATCATAGCGTACAAGGATACTCATCTCCAATAATTACACAGAATACTTCTGTATCTTTTGACGGTGTTACTGACGGTACATATTATTTTGAAGTTCGATCTATAACTAGAGGAGGAAGAAGATCTTCTCCAATCTCTACTAGTATACTAATAGATGATATTTATGGAGGAAACTATGATAGAACTTTTGGAATACTAAGAGGCGGAAAAGTAGGTGCTCCTAATTCTACAATAGTTGATACAACTCAAAATCCACAAATTCGTCAATTCAAATTTGATGAGAGTCCTGTTGCTTTTATGGGACCAAATGGTATTGGTACGTCTGTAACTCTTGATACTACTCAGGGTGAGTTTAATTTTAGTCCCTTAGTAGCAGGAAGAGATGAAGACTGGTTTGGGTACGGAACTCTTAATAATCCAAATCCAAAACCTATTGCACAAAGCACCGCATATGTTGTAAACGATTCAGGAACTCTTAAGTTTATAAACCACCATTATGACTCAAAGCTTAAAATGGAGTACTGGTATGACCAAATAATGCTTAATAAGCAAAGATTTAATGAAAATACAGAAGATGATACTTTACATTACGATGATAATCCTAACATTTGGGTACAACAGAGTGGTACAGTAACTATTGAAGAAGATTCAAATAAAATAGTAGGACTTAATACAAATTTTAATAACTATCCATTTCCTACTATACTTAAATTTAGCCCTACCCAAGCTGCTAGACTTTCTTATATTGAAAGTAATACTGTCGCTTATCTAGATAGAAGCTTTAAATACAATGAGGTAAGTATTACGCAGGGAGTTAGTAGTCCCGATGGAACTGTAACCTATAGGGCAGATGACCATGTATTTAGTGTTGGAGACTCAGTTACTATAACAGGTTTTTCTTTGGCCGCATTTAATAGCTCTGGACGAGCAGAAATTATATCTGTTGTACAAGCAGTAAGGGACCCAGACACAGGAGTGATTACAACTCCGGGAACTTTTACAGTCAATGGCGGCACCGGCAGTAATTACACTATATCAGGCGGAGCCAATAAAAAAGCCACAAAAGCAATTACTAGCGGTACTTTTGAAATTTTATCTTATATCCCTAATTTTAATCGTGACCATCTTATAGGTAGTTTGAACGGATATTCGGGAGGTTTTAGCAATTATTGCTTTTTGGACCCCGATATTCAGCCTACTAGAAGTGTTACTGTTGATCTAAATCCTTCTTTTATTAGATTTTCAGGAAGTGGAAGTGCCCCAACTCAAATAACGGATAGTAATGGAGATCCTTTATATAGTCAAATTGTTTTGACTGCTAAAGCTTTGAATTTTGCTTCTCCAGAGTTTATAATTACAGGAAGTGGATTTAATGATGTAAGCTCAGATGCCCCTACAGAGTATAGTGCCGAAGCTGATGGTGTATTTAGTTTCGTTTTAGACGATGGTACAGACGTTCTTAGAGGCGGAAATAATGGTTGGCAAAATGGAAACAGTATAGACTTCACAGTTACCGTAAGAGAAGTAGGAGACCCTTTAAATCCTGATAAAACAACAAGTGTAGATGTATCTATATTTAGAATACAAGACGGCGCAACAGGTATTTCCGGTAGAACAGTGTTTTTAAATTCAGAAGACTATTCGATTCTTTTTGATGCAAATGGAGAAAATCCTGAATATAATGGTAGTTCAGATAGTGAAATAGATCTTACAGCAAATATTTATAATTTTGATGATGCAATTTACAAAATTACTCTAAAGAGGCCAACCGGACTCGGAGGCGATTCCGAGGTTAAAATTCTTCAAGATTGGGCGGATGCAAATGATGCTACAGGAGAAATTTTATTTTCATACGCAGAAGGCACGGGAAATACTCAGGGGCCTAGTACTAGAAATTCTGGGTATAGTTTTCCTAGAGGTCAATGGCCTGCAACTATTACTATAGAAGTTGCAGAAAAACCTTCTTCTGGAACAGGCACCGGAGGTGTTTGGCAAGTAGGCGATACAGTTGAAGCTTCAGATATTAAAGCCACAGATAGTGTTTCTATTGCAGGAGTTACAAAAGGTCAGGGTGGTGTTAGTATTATAATGCCAAATAGTAGTCATGCATATACTACTGATAAATTTGGTGATATTGGAACGGGATCTACTGCGCTTATACCAAATTCAGGAACAACAATAGAAGTTCTAATAGCAGGAGAGGTTGGAAATTATGTAGGAAATGCTACGTCAACCGGGTTACCTACAAATTTTACTGACGATGATCTAAATCACAAAGATTGGTATTTTACAGAAATTACTCATACGGGAGGAGATCTAACTATAGGTCAGCTGAGTGTAAATACTGATACCGATATAGTTACTATTGGCGAACATACTATGACTAATAGTGCCAATAAAGATCCTAATAACACTAATCCTACAGATAACACCGAAGCAATAGAATATGTAATTAAGGGTAAAAATGGATTCGGACCTGACGCTAGTACTCTTTATACTGTTAAACAAATACAAACTCTTTCAAAATCTATAGCAGGTGCTGAAGGCGCAGTTGACCTAAGACTGTATTTAGTCAGTTCTAGTGCTATACAATCTAGTAGTGTGGATTATCCTACTGTAAGTTATACTTTTTCTGATGGTAGTGTTTCTATAACGGACACAAATCAAAGCTGGACCGATACTTATGGAGAAATTACTGCCGTAAATAAATACTTATACCAGTTAAGAACAAAAATACTTCCTAGTACTACTACCGATACTGTAACAGTTTCGGATTCTGCCTCAAATTGGGAATTTGCATTAGTAGCTCAATTTGCTGATGTTGGTGAAGATGCAAGAAGTATTAAATTAAGTCCCAAAGATAATAGAGGTTTTGTTGTTCGATATGATGAACAAGGAGAAAGACTGCCTACAAGTTCAGAATCTTTAATTACTCTTCAAACTTCAATAGCTGGAGTAGATCCAAACGAGACTTCATTTTATGTATTCTACATTGATGGAATAGCGATACAAAATGGAAAAACAGACGGAACAAATAGTAGTGAATTTCAAATTTCTTTATTAAATGAGCCTGATGTAGCAGAGTCTATAGAGGTAAAAGTGGAACTATGGGAAGGAGCTACTGGGGCTACTTCGGTTGAAAAAGCCCAGGATACTATTACTATTTTTGCTGTCAAAGATGGATCAGGAGCAATTACTGCATTCTTGACAAATGAATCTCATGTAGTATCAACAAATGCAGACGGTACAATACCCTCCTCATTACTAACTAGTGGAAATATCACGGCCGCCGGGGGAAATTTTAGAGTATTTAGAGGCTCTACTAATATATCCAATCTTGGTACGGGAAATAACCCAATAACGTACTCTTTAGGCACAGGGGGCAGCGGAGCCACGGGTGCTATTGATTCAGCTACTGGTGCATACACTGTTTCCGCAAGCAATCTTGCCGATGCAGCAACTATAGAGTTTGTAGCCACTATTCCTAGTGAATTAATTGAAAGTGAAACTGATATAACAGTAAATAAAATTTATAGCATTAGTAAATCTAAAAAAGGGGATGATGCTGCAACCAGCGCTACTGTAAGAATTTTTAAGAGAACAACTTCTAATACAGCGCCTACAAGTAGTGATACAAATGGATGGCCTTCAGGAAATACAACTTATACATTTTCTAATGGGGGCACTGCTTTTGACACAGCAAATGGTTGGTCTGCTGGAGTCCCGAGCAGTGGTGGAGATTATTTATGGACAACTTTTGCTACTGCTCTTAGCACTGGGTTAACCGATACAATTGGAGATACTGAATGGGCAAGTCCAGCCACTTTACTTTAGAGTAACGGAGTTGCTGGGGGTTCTGTAAATATTGTATTTAAAAGAAGTTCTACAGACTTAAGTAGCAGTGATAGCTATATACCTGATGATTCTAGTGGCTCAGTTCCTACAGTTCCTACTGGTTGGTATGACTCTCCTCCAACAGACGATGGAAATCCTTTATATGCTTCCAAAGGAGAAAAAGCTTCTGGACAAACTGTATTTGAGTGGACTCGTCCTTACAGAGTTGACGGATCTTCAGTAGCAGAAGTTGCAATTTATTCTGATTCTACTACTGGTAATAGACCTACTCTACCTACTGCTGCGACTTATAATTTTACAGATAAATCTGTTTCAGGTTTGGGAACCGATTGGAATGTAAGTCCTCCAACATTAGGAGGAGATGGACATAAAATTTATGTAGCAGTAGCTACCGCTGCGGGAACTCCTCAAACTACCAGCGCTTCTTTGGACTTTGGCACTCAGAATGTAATTTATGCTCGACAGATTAATGGAACTTCGGGAGCTGCAGTTAATATTGCGTTTATTCGTAAGGCCACCACACCCACTGTAGGAACTGGAACGGGTGTTCTACCAAACGGAGAAAGCAATGGGTGGTCTGATGATGCTCCTACAGACAACGGGCTGCCACTATGGGCAACAAAAGGAAATAGAGCTCAGGGATCGACGGTGTGGTCGTGGGATCAAGCTCCTTTTAAAGTTGATGGAAGTGCTACGGCCGAGATTTATTTCTATTCGGATGCTACTGAAGATAATATGCCGGCTTTTACTGCACCTACTTATGATTTTACTAGCAATCCAGGAACCTCTGCTCCTACTAATTGGAATTTATCTCCGCCTTCTTTAACTGCAACTGGACAAAAAATATATGTAAAAGTTGTTTTATATGTAGGTACTCCTGCGGCTACTTCGGTTTCCGCAACAACTGTGAGTGCTGATGATATAATTTATGCTCAACGAACTGATGGAGTTAAAACAGCTATTGTATATGCGTATAAAAAAGCCGGCAGTACCCCTACAGACAATCCCGGAGGTGTTACAGTTTCGCTTTCTGGTACTACAGCCGGGACAATTACAACAAGTACTCTGGCTAATAATTGGTATAAATCGCCCCCAACACCTTCAGCTACTGAACCTGTATGGGTTACTGCAGCTACTGCTGCCGGCACAGGTACTACAGATAATATTGCTGCGGGTGAGTGGACTACTCCCGTACAGTTCACGGGGGACGCTGGAACCCCGGGAGTAGATTCAATAAGTCTTGTGCTACAGCCCTCTGTAAGTTCAGTAACTTATGCTTATGATGGAACAAATTGGGATCCAAGTAGTACAAGTATTACAGTAAGTGCAGTTACTAGTGGATTTGCAAGTATTCAATC